CTATCTTTGGTGATGAAGTACATGGATTCAAGTCGAAGTCTTTATCATCTATTATGAACAAAGCAAAGAATGCTGAGTACAGGTGGGGAACAACAGGTACACTCGACGGTACTCAAGTACATAAGTTAGTACTAGAGGGACTATTTGGTCCAGTACATCGTGTTACTACTACACACGCACTACAAGAAAATGAGACATTAGCAAAACTGGATATTGATATCATACTACTGAAGTATGCCGAAGAGTTTTGTAAGTTGACCGAAGGCAGGACTTACCAAGAAGAGATTGATTTCATTGTATCATACGAGAAGCGCAATAACTTTATTGCAAACCTTGCTGTCAGTCAGAAAGGAAATACGCTAGTACTATTCAACTTGGTTGATAGACATGGTAAAGTTCTACGTGATTTAGTAGAAGATAAACTTAAAGAAGGACAAAGGATATTCTATGTTAGTGGGGAGACGAAGACAGCAGATAGAGAGCAGATCCGTAATATCGTTGATAAGCATAATAATTGTATCATTGTTGCCTCTCTTGGCACTTTTTCTACTGGTATTAACATTCGAAATCTGCACAACATTATATTCGCGTCTCCGAGCAAGTCTCAGATACGTGTACTCCAGTCTATCGGGCGTGGGTTAAGGCAGAGTGATGATGGTTCAACTGCTAAATTATATGATATAGCAGATGATCTACATATAGGTAAGAAAGCAAACTTTACTCTTCGCCATAGTGCAGAAAGAATAAAGATATATACTAGTGAGAAGTTCCCCTATAAGATAACACAGGTTGATATATAATGAACGAAATAGATTTTGCTCAGTTTAAGTTAAGTAGTGGTCATGAAATAGTTTGTGAAGTTTTGGAGTGGAACGATCCTGCTGACCCCGCTATTAATGAAATTATTATTAAGAATGTTATGCAGATAGTGAACGGACAAATGAACGAGTCTGGCGAGAGTGTCTTTATGTTTCGCCCCTTTGTCAATTTTTGTGAGGGCGAGAAAGAATATATGGTAATGAATATGAGTCATGTAATTACGAGCAATCGTCCTAGCAAGCACCTTGCCTCTGAGTATGTTTATGCTGTAGAAGAAATGAATGCTGTTGCCTTTGAGCGTGACGAAGAAGTTGCGGAAGCGGAAGCAGAGTACCAAAGAAACTTAGATAAAAATAGAGGACGCTTAGAACAGTCTATGAAACGAGTGATGAGCAAAGACGGATCTAATGTTGTACAGTTTCCTTTCTTAAAGTCTAATCCAACAGATGACGATATTGTTCACTGAGTGTCAAAAGAGTTTTTTTATGATTAAAAACATTCTAAGTGCATTATACTATAAATGAGAAAGGATGTCAACCTTTTTCTTTAATTATTTTTACTTCTTGACAATCGTTCATTAATAGTGTATAATGGACTCTATATTAAACGAAATGGCATTATATAATGAAAATTGGTTTCACTTGCTCGGCATTCGATCTGCTACATGCTGGTCACGTACAGATGCTCCGCAACGCAAAAGAACAATGTGAATATCTTATAGTAGGACTTCAAGTTGACCCTCAACTAGATCGCCCCGAAAAGAACGCACCCATCCAAACCATCGTTGAACGCTACACGCAACTTCAAGCGTGTTCGTATGTTGACGAGATTGTTCCCTACAGCACCGAGCGTGACCTTCTTGACATTCTTTCTATGTACGATATAGATGTGCGTATACTTGGCGAAGAGTACAAAGACAAAGAGTTCACTGGCAGAGACCTCTGTCGCAAGCGCGGTATGCACATCTACTTCAATGAAAGATCCCATAGATTCTCTTCTTCTGATTTAAGACAGAGAGTGGTTGACAATCAAAACGAAGCAGTGTATAATGGTCCTAACAAGAACATACCAATCCACAACTAACCCGAGTAAGCAAAGATAATGAAAGAACCAACAAAGAAACTAAAACCGAAAGAGAAACCACATTACGTTAATAATGCTCTGTTCTCACAGTCGGTAGTAGACTATGTTGCATCTAAGAATGCCGCAGTAGCGAGAGGCGAAGTACCGCCAATCGTCACTAACTACATTGCGGAATGCTTTTTAAAGATATGTGAAGGACTATCACACAAATCTAACTTCGTCCGATATACGTATCGCGAAGAAATGGTAATGGATGCTGTAGAAAACTGCCTCAAAGCAATTGAAAACTACAATCTGGAGACTGCTACACGAACTGGTAAACCTAATGCATTCGCATACTTCACACAGATTAGTTGGTATGCATTTCTTCGTCGTATTGAGAAAGAGAAGAAGCAACAAGACATCAAGATTCGCTATCTGTCAGAGAGTGGTTTGTCAGAGATGGTGAGTAGTGAATTGCTTGACGCTGGAGTACAACAGCAGACCCAAGCATTTGTCGAAGAATTGCGTGGTAGAATCGACTATGTTAAGTCCAATGATAGACTCATTAAAGAGTATGCCAAAGACAATAAGCGCAAACGTCGAAGTCGCTCTGTTGATTCGGACTTATCAGATCATTTTGAGGACTAGAGTTTGAAGATTGCTTTCCTAAATGATACGCATTGCGGTGTACGAAATTCTTCTGAAGTCTTTATGGACTATCAAGAGAGATTCTATCGTGATGTGTTCTTTCCATATCTGAAAGAGAACGGGATTACTAAGATTGTGCATCTTGGTGATTATTATGAGAACAGAAAGACCATTAACTTTAAGGCACTAGAACACAATCGTAAGATATTCCTAGAGAAACTCCGTGAGTATAAAATACACATGGACATTATTCCTGGCAATCACGATGTGTACTACAAGAACACGAATCAACTGAATGCTCTAAAAGAACTACTCGGACATTATATGGCAGAGGTTCGTATCATCGAAAAACCTACTGTTGTTAATTATGATGGTCTTGATTTTGCACTTGTTCCGTGGATAAACCAAGATAACGAAAAGCACACGATGGAGTTTCTTGCTACGTGTAAAGCATCTCATGTAGGTGCGCACTTGGAGTTAGAAGGGTTTGAGATGCAAGCGGGCATTCCTTGTGTACATGGTATGAAATCATCGACGTTCGATAGATTCGAAATGGTTCTATCTGGTCATTTTCATACTAAGTCACAGCAAGGACCGATTCATTATCTTGGGTCACAGTACGAGTTCTTCTGGTCTGATGCGCATGATCCTAAGTACTTTCATGTCCTGGACACAGACACTCGTGAACTGACACCTGTACATAATCCACTACGTATCTTTGAACGTGTATACTATGATGATACAGTAGAGAAAGCAGACTACAAGTATGGCATTGGTGAACTACCTGACGTAGACCATAAGTATGTTAAGTTAGTTGTAGTGAACAAATCTAAACCTAAATTGTTCGAGAAGTTTGTGGATCGTTTGCAGATGAAACAGATACATGAACTGAAGATTGCAGAGAACTTTTCAGAGTTTATGGGTAATGATGTTGATGATGATAAAATAAATGTTGACTCTACCGAGGATTTGTTGTATACTTACATAGACGCTGTAGATACAGTCTTAGACAAAGACCGGATCAAGAGTGAAGTTCACCAATTAATGATTGAGGCACAGACCTTAGATATCGTATGATTATTTTTAAAACATTAAGATATAAGAATTTCTTATCGACCGGTGATAGTTTCACTGAGATCCAACTGAATCGTTCTAGGTCTACTCTTGTAGTAGGTCAGAACGGTGCAGGTAAGTCTACGATGTTGGATGCTCTGTCATTCGCACTGTTCGGTAAGGCACATCGGAGTATCACGAAGAATCAGTTGATCAATTCTATCAACAATAAAGGAACTGAAGTTGAAGTAGAGTTCTCTGTTGGTGTAAGTGAGTATAAGATTCATCGTGGTATTAAACCTAATACTTTCGAGATATGGAAAGATAATGTTCTGGTCAATCAGGACAGTCACAACAAGGAGTATCAATCAGTACTTGAGAAGAATATTCTGAAGTTGAATCACAAATCGTTTCACCAGATAGTTGTTCTTGGATCATCTTCATTTGTTCCATTCATGCAACTCCCTGCTCAACATAGACGAGATGTGATCGAAGACCTACTTGACATTAACGTATTCTCTAAGATGAATGGTATTCTTAAAGAGCGTATGTCTGTGCTACGTGAGAAGGGTCGGACTAATCAAGTTCAGTTAGAGTTGATTCGTGATAAGATTAAGAACCAAGAACGATATGTAAACACACTTCGTCTACTTAGTTCCGAACAGAAAGAGAAGAAGCAGGTAGAGATTACTGAGTTGGGCGAGAAGATTGATGAACGTATAGCAACTAATACTGCTGATCTTGAGCATGAACTTGCAATGGTAAAGTCGCAACTTGCTAAGATAAACAAGCAGAGAGTAGAGTTCGAGAAGTACGACCATCAGTTTCAGGTTAAACAGAAAGAACTTGCAAAGGAAATTAAATTCTATGAAAGTAATGACATCTGTCCAACCTGTGACCAGGACATCGAAGAATCCCTTAAATCAACAAAAACAGCACACGCACGAACTAAGGGAGAAGAACTCGAAGAAGGTAGAACCCAAGCGTCCACCAAAATCAACGAACTCGACGATAGACGTGGAAGTGTAGAGACACATAGCAGGCAACTAGTCTCTGCCATTAATGATGTACATATCAGTAATGCTCAAGTGAACGAGTGGCAGAAACGTATGTCAGTTCTTCAGAATGATCTTATTAAGATTGATGAAGAGACAGCAAGTATTGATGAAGCATTAGAGGCAAAAGCAGAACTCGAAGCGAGTAAGCAAGTTCTACATGATGAGCATATTGTGATTGCTGATGAAGGATCATACGGTGTTGTTATAGCAGAACTGTTGAAAGATACTGGTATTAAAACCAAAATCATTAAGCAGTACTTGCCTGTCATTAATAAACTAACGAATCAGTATCTCCAGATTCTGGACTTCTATGTCTCGTTTGACCTAGATGACACTTTCAAAGAAACTATTCGTTCGCGTCACCGTGATTCGTTCTCGTATGATTCTTTCTCTGAGGGCGAGAAGCAACGCATCGATCTGGCGTTACTATTTACCTGGCGTATGATCGCTAAGATGAAGAACAGTGTTGCCACTAATCTGTTGATACTAGATGAAACTTTCGATTCGTCTCTTGATGCTGATGGTGTGGATAACCTAACTAAGATAATTGATAGTATGGATGGTGATTCTAGCATCTTTGTTATCAGTCATAAAGGAGCAATCCTGGAGCAATACTTTGATTCAAAGATTGAATTCATTAAAGAGAAAAACTTTAGTAAAGTCGCTTGACATCCCTAAAGTTCTATGTTATAATACACCCATAAACAAACCAACTGAGATATATTATGGAATTAACTGAAAAGACAATGCAAGTTCTCAAGAACTATGCTACTATCAACCCAAACATTGTGATCACTGAAGGCAATGTAATCAAGACTGTATCAGAAGCAAAGAATGTCCTAAGTTCTGTTGAACTAGATGTGACATTCCCCAAGACATTTGGCATCTATGAACTCAGTGAGTTTCTGAGTGTTCTATCTCTGGTAGACTCTCCTCGACTCAAGTTCGAAGACTCATATGTTCTCGTAACAGATAGTGCTGGTCGCTCACGTATCAAGTACTTCTACTCTGACATTGAGATGCTAACTACTCCTTCGAAGGACATTATTATGCCTGAGACCGAAGTTAAGTTTACACTAGATAGTGCTACGCTATCAAGTATCAAACGTGCGGCATCTGTTCTTGGTCATACTGAAATGTCAGTGACCGCAACTGATGGTGTTGTATCATTGTCTGTGATCGATAACAATGATCGTACATCAAACGTATATTCTATTGATGTTGATGGAGTATTTGCTGAAGAGAAGTTCAACTTTATCTTTAACATCTCTAATCTAAAAATGATTGATGGTGATTATGAAGTTGGTATCTCTAAGAAACTAATCTCACATTTTGTGAACAAAGATAATGGCATCGAATACTGGTGTGCCCTTGAAAAATCTAGTACTTACGGAGTATAGTAATGATTAAAACAACTAACGAAATGACAGACCTCGCTAATCGTATCACCCGATCAACTGTTGCAGTAATCGACACAGTTGCGGCACGAGGTGGTTTTAAAGGTGAAGAACTAGCAACTATTGGACAGTTACGCGATCAGTGTATTGCATTGATACAGATTGTTGAAGACGCTCAGGCACAAGCGGTAGAATGATTTTGTGCTGACGCCTATCGCGAATATTCTCGGTCATGATTACTTCACTAGAGGTAATGACAAAGGTCATCGTAATATCACTTCGTCATTTGGAAAATCAAGAAT